TTGGTCGCCTTGCCGTAGAATCCCTGACCGTGGCTGATGCCATCGCCACGGTAGTTCTTGATCTCGCAACCCTGGATCAGCACCCCGGCACAGTTGTCAAGCACCACCGGCATCGAGGTTTCGGTGTCGGTCGGGTCATTACCGGAGAGCCCGTCGATCACAACGTCCACGAGTCGGATGTTGTTCACGGTCGTCGCTCCGCCGCCGACGAGGACGATGGCCCGGTACACCGCCGTCGCCGTCGTGGTGTCGCAGACGATCTGGCCCTTGCCTTCGCAACGGATCGTCACGTTGTCGCCGGTTACCCGAAGGGCATACTTGGAGCCGGTACCGAGTGTGCCGGTGAACGACACCTTGTGGGGGCGGGTCAGCAGCACCGTGCCGCCAGCGGCGCAGGCCGCGGACATCGCAGCGTTGACGGCCGTGTCGTCGAGCGTGGTTCCGTTGCCGACAGCGCCGTATGCCATCGGATTGAAGACGTTGACGCAGGTGGATTCAAGAGCCGCGGCAGCGTTGTTGAGGTCGGCGATGCGCTGGTGAAGTCCGCCCGCTGCGTCGCGGCGGTCGGTGGCGAGGGGGTAGACAAAGCTGTCAACGGCTCCGGGGAAGGCGGTCATCGGTGCGTGGCGTAGTGCCAGTCGGCTTCGCGCATTGCCACGCTCACCCAGCCCTTATCGGCGGCAGCAGGGATGACGAAGGTAGGGGCGTAGTTGGTGGTGGACCCGCCGTGGGCGGACTGGGTCGCGGCGCCGGTGGGCGCGGCGCCGGAGGAAGAGGGGGTGCCCTGTGACCGAGACAGTGCTACCTCGCCGGCCTGGAGCCCGGCATGGACCGTGGCTGTCATGCTCCCGCCGCTGGCCCCGCTGACCATCGAGGACAGGTCGCCCAGGGTCGACTTCACGTCGCCGAAGGAGTCCTGGATTCCTTTGACGAAGCCGCTGATGACCAACTTTCCCGAGTTGTGCAACAGCATCGCGTCGACCCCGGGCGGTCCCTTCCATGAGGGGAGCCAACTGGTCAAGCGGCCGAGTGTGGACCGAACGGTGTCGAACACCGACTCGATGCCACGGATGAACCCCCAGATGAGATTGGCCCCGGCGTTGAACAGAAACCCACTGAGGTCACCGATGGCGTTCGCCGCGCGGCCCGGGAGCGACTGCACGAACGACATGGCGTCATCGACTCCACCGCGGATGGCCCTGGCCATAGACCCGACCGCGTCCGCCGCCCGGCCGACGATGGCGCCGGCCAGCCCTGAGATCGCCTGACCCGCTCGGCCCGGCAGTCCCGCGATCCAGCCCACAGCGTCGGAGATACCCCCGGCGATGGTCGAGACCATCCCGCCGAAGATGTTCGACACTGTCGTGGCGATGAAGTGCCAGGCGAAGGACCACAACTCGGTGACGATGGCCATCGCAGCGCCGATGACCGTCGAAATCTGGTTGAGGAACCCCTTCAATAGACCGAGAATCACGTTCCAAATGCCGCTGAATATCTCCCGGATTCCGGTCCAGACCCGAGCCCAGTCGCCGGTGAAGATGCCGGCGAACACGTCGAGGATGCCTTGGAGGAAGGTCAACGCACCGCTGACCACCTGGACGATGGCGTTGAAGGCCGTCTGGATGTGCTCCCACAACTGCTGGCCGAACCGGTCCCAGAGTTGGGAGACGATGACGACTCCCTGAGTCACCACGGCCTTGATGACATCCCAGGCGGCGGCGATGACGCCGCCTACCTTGACGAACACGGCGGCGATCTTGGCGCCCCACTGCTCGAAGGTCGCACGGTTGGCCTCGACCCAGGCGGCGGCGGCGGTGAAGGCTGCGCGAACGACGTTGAAAGCGGCAGGCACGGCCGTCCTGAACCATTCGACGACGGCCCCGACGACCCGGCGGACGACAGCGAACCTCTCGTAGAGGTAGGTGGCACCGAGCGCAAGGGCGGCGATAGCGGCAACGGTCAGGACCACGGGACCGGAAAAGGCCAGGAACAACCCGGCGACGACCGAGAGGGACACCGCCAGGTGATCCTTGATGACTCCCGCTAGGCCGATGGCTGCGTCACGAATATCAAACAGCATGCCGACCACGGCCGAATCCTCATCAACGTGGAACGCCTTACCGAACGCTGTGGTGAAATCACCATTCACGAACAGGTCGAAGACGCCCCTGATCGCTGGCTTGAGTCGGTCGAACCAGGCCATGACCGAGGCCATAGCATCGGGCAGCACCTGAGCGAGGACGGTTGCCGCCGACTGGATGGCCGGCATAAACGCCGTGCCGACGGTCTCCTCGATGTTCTTGAAAGCCACACTTAGCTTGGCCAGCGGGGACGCCGTGGCTGCTGCCGACCCGCCGAACTCGGTGCTCAGTTCCCGAAGGATTATCTTCTGGGCGCCCATGGTGTCGCCGACGGCGACCATGTCCTTCACCTGTTGCTTCTGTTGGTCGCTGAGTCGGACGCCCACCCGTTGCAGGGAGGTGACGCCGTTGATGGGGTCCTGGAGGGCCTTGCCGATCTGGATGGCCGTAGCCTTGAAGTCGGCGCCCTCTGCCGATCCGCCGTTCATGGCCACGGCCATGTCGTTGATGGCGCCGGTGGCCTGGTCGAAGATGTCGTTGCCCTTGCCCGCTTCGTTCCTCACGTTGGTGAAGGTCAGAAGCAGGTTTTCGTTGGCGGCGATCTGCTCGTCATCGATGCCGGTAAGAAGCGAGAGCTTGTTGGACAGGTTGTTGACGCCCTCGGCGGTGACGTGTGCGGCGCCGCCGGTCGACTTGAGGACGGCTTCGGTCTGGGCCAGGGTGCGCCGGGCCTCGTCGGCCTCCTTGAAGGCGCCCTTGAAGAAGCTTCCGACGGCCAGCGCCGCCCCGGCTCCAGCGATGACAGCGCCGAGGCCCTTGAAAGCCGAGCCGATCTTGCCCACCGACGCTCCGGCGTGGGAGTCGAGCCCGGAGAACTCCCCCTTGGCTCGCGCGACACCAGAGGCCAGGGGGGCGGTATCGAGGTGCAGAGCGGCAGATAGCCGCCCGAGACCGTCACCGAGGGCCATCAGCCGACCCGCGCGCCCATAATCATCGCCTTGAACTCCTCAGGCGTCCCGCGCCGGAACCCGGCCGGCAACCCGTCGTCAGGCTTGGCCGCCTTGCCCGTCCGTAGCCGTTGCAGACCGCGCGCGGCGGCGTAGATCTGCACGGGCTGGAGGTCGAGGGCAGCGACGATGCCAGGGGCCATGTTGTTGTCGATGGCTACTGCGACGAGGAGCGACCAGTGGTCTCCACCGTCGCCCCCTTCGTAGGCCCCGCCCCGTTCGTCTCGGCGGGGGTGGCATCGGCGCCGACGGCGGCCTCGACGGCCGATGTCAGGGCCTCGATGATGACCGGGAGGTCAACGCCTTCGAGGAGGAGCCCGACTTCCTCCTCCGAACTGCCACCGCCGAGGCCGGCCCATAGGAGGGTTCGCGTCGTGCGGAAGGGGCGGGTCTTGAGCGCCCCGTCAAGGCCCTCCAGGCCTCCGAAGGCGTCCTCCAACAGGATGAAGTTGTTGATCGTGAACCGGACATCGTGGGGGCCGTCAGCGAGGGTGACGGTGCAGCCGGCCCCGTTGAGGCCGCTCATGCGACGAGCGCGCGAACGCGCCCCGAGAGGGGGGAGAACATTGGGGATAGTCCTTTCGATACAGCCGAGCGGGTTTCGCTCAGACGGTTGAATCCGGCAGCGTTCCGCTGCCAAACGACGCGCGACTTCTAGGCCAAAGCCACTAGCGTCTCGTTCTCCACGAGGTCGAACATCTTGCCGTCCGCCGAGCGGGCGAGGGCGGCAACATCGAAGGTGAGGGGGGCGAAGTCCTCGGCCTTGCCGGCGATGGCCGCCGACATCACCTTGCACTTCCATCCGACGACGTGGAGGTCGCCGCCACCAGAGCTGGCAGGAATCTCGACGCCGAGGATCTGGCACTCCAGCTTGAAGTACTTGCCGGCGTCGGTGTTCTTGACCGAGTAGGTGGTGCTCTGGGCCGGCGTGCTTCCCGCGTCGGTGACGGTGCCGCCGTAGAGCTGGGCCATCACGTCGAGGGACACCTTCGCCATGCCCAACTTGAACGTGAACTTCCGAGCCTTGCCGGCGGCGGCAATGATGGCGTTGTCCCCAAACAGTTCCTTGTAGAGCGTGTCGGGGTCCACGGCGAGGGACTGGATGCCGGTACAGGCGATGCCGGCGCCGTAGGTGGCCGTACCTCCGGCCGGGTCAGCCGTCAGCGGGTAGATCTTGCACTTGTCGAGGGAAAAGACCGGGGTTTCGTGCGGGAGGACGGGCATGGTAGTTCACTCCTTTGGACGCGCGTCGGTGTCCGACGTGCGGTAGGTGGGTCCGACGCGGTGCCCGGCGTCGTGCGGGTCTATCTGCCGCGCGGTCAGCGCAGCGGGAGAGCTAGGGGGTCAGGTCGTCGAGACGAGCTAACAGGGTCGAGCGGTTCTTGCCAGCGACTTCGGCCGCGCGGATAGCGTCGATCTCGTCCGGATGCTCGGTGGCGTAGGCCAGAACGTCATCAACGGTCTGGTGTTCCACGTCGGCATCGATCTCGGCGCCGTCGACCGCACCGACGATCAGGTCAGCCTCGGCCTGGTTCTTGGCCGTCACGACGTGATCGTTGACGTTCCAGGTGGTCGACTCACTGCCGGTGGAGATGGTGATCTCGCCGGACTCCTGGGGGACGCGGACCTTGGACGGCATGTGGTGGCTCCTTCGGATCAGGCGGTGAGGCCGGGCACGGTGGCCCGGTAGACGGTCTTGGCGACGGCGGGCAGCTCGGCCTCGGCTCGGTGTATGGCCGGGCGGAAGAAGGGATGAGGGGAGGGGTTGTGGATCGAACCGAACTCGACCGAGGCGGCGTAGTCGGTATCGGCGACGAGGGTGTCGCCCTCGACGTGGATGGAGTCACGGAGCTGGCCGGGGTGGGGGTCGTTGGCACCACCGACGGGCGCCAGGCCCCGCGCGGTGTCGGCGGCATGCTCCAACACGATGCGCTCGGTCTCGACCTTGGCGGGTCCGCCCATGGCCACGGCAGCGGCTTCGAGACGGGCCATGACCTCGGGGAGCCCGGTGAGTATGACGGCCATCTACATCACCCTCCGCAGCTTGACGGTCAGGACGGTGCGGGTCTTGTTCTCCGCGCGTTCCAGGCGGCGTGTTCCGCCGGCCACGGTGGCGAGGAATACCCGCTTGGGCGCAGCGGGAAGGCGGGAACCGTGGAGGAGTCGGACGATGGAGTCAGTGAGCGTGGCGGTCTCGGTCAGCGATTCGGTGGCCGGGTCGCGCCACTGCTGGACGATGTCGACCTGGACGAGCTCGGAGACGTGGCCGGTAGGATCGTCGACGGCTGGGAAGGACGGCTCAGGGACGACGGAGATGGCTTCATGGATGACGCAGTAGCGGGCCGGGGGTGCCTTCGGTGCCTCATCCCGAAACGCCGATAGCCCGAGTCCACCAGCCTCGATCGCCGTCTTGACTGCACCGCTGATTGTCGATGCGATGGCGTCACCTCACTCGTCTCTTCGAGACACGACGACCTCGACATGGTGCGGACCGCGCGGGGTGGTCATAAGCGCCGGCTTGCCGTCGACCTGGTAGCGAAGCCCGTCGATGATGCCCGTTGAACGCGCGGTGGCCGTTGAGGTGGGGAGAAGGAAGAGGTTGTACCGGGAGGCGGTCCGGTCGGTGCCCTGGTCGAAGATCTCGGCGGCGGTGAGGGGCTGGAGGTAGCAGGGCTCGGTAGTGGTGACTGGCGTGCCCGGGACCCAGTTGCCCTCGGCGTCGGCAGTAGCGTCCGGCGTGGTCGTCCATGTGACGGACTGGCGTAGGAGGGCGGAGAGTGTCACCGATGGCGGCTGTACTCGGCGAGAGCTGCCTGGTCTGACTCGGTGAGTAACGTGCCGGCCCCACCTGGGTCGACCTGCATCGTGTAGCTGTAGTTCCCGATCGTCTCCCCCGTGATGCCCTCGGGGTTCAGGAAGGCACGGCTAGCGGCAGTAAGGCACATCAGCTTGATGTCCGGAGGGACGGGGTCGATGCCGTGGGTGTAGGTCACAACTACGGCCGCCGTTGGCCCGAGCCATGAGGATAGGTAGAGATCGCCGCCCCAATCGCTCGGGCCGTTGAACACCGGGAGGTATCCCCGGTAGAGCTTGCCGGTGCCGGTCAAGAACCACGTTCCGGCGGCCACCGGGCCACCATTGACGGAAACGGCCGAGACCGAGACCACGGGCCACTGGGGGAGTATTAGCTCTCGGTCCCAAGTGCCTTGGAGTGTGACCGTGTCATTTGATACCAAGGCAATCTGTTGACCACCTGCGGCCCGTTGCATAGCCCCCGTGACGCCAGCCAGGAGGAGGTCGGCGGCTTCCTCCTGGCTGGCGTCGAACGAGGCGCGCAGGAGCGTAGCCAGATCGTCGGCGGTGGCGAACTGGCCCACGGCTGGCGGACTCAGCCTCGGGTCAGATCCAGGTGGACCAGTCCACCGGGGTCAGCAAGGCCAGTGCCGACGGCATTGGACTGCCACACGAGCACATCGCCAGAGGCGATCGTCGTGGCTCCGGCTACCACAGACAGGGTGACCGCTGTGGCAGCGTCAGCGACGGCGTTGACGCCGGAGACAAGGGCGAGGCTGGCCACGACGGTGGTCCCCGAACCGGCAGCGCCTTTGTTGACGAGGGCGACCGTCCGACTGTTGGTGTTGGCGCCGGTGATAGCCGTGGCCGCCACGTAGTCGACCTTCGTAATGGTCCCAGCGAACGGGGCCTCGGTCAGGTCGGTCTCTGCCGAAGCGGCGATGGTGACCGCCGGGACGACGTGCTCGAGGTTGCGGACGGCGGGAGTGGTATCAGGCACGACGACGGTCCCTCAGTTCTGCCTCGACCTTCAGAGCGTGGTCGGGATGGGTCTCAGGGGTGGGCTTGCCGGCGGCCTGGCCGGCGAAGGTGTAGTGCTCATCAGGAGTCGGGTCGACCTTGTCGCCGACCAATCCTTTCTCGGCCTCCTTGTCGACCTTGGCCTGGACCTCGGCCTGGCCGTGGTCGGCGGTGCGCTTGGTGTCGGAACGATCTGTCATGGTAATGGTCTCCTTTGTCGGGAAGGGGGCAGGGCTTAGGCGTGCAGGACAGCGAACGGGTAGCGGTTGGCCTCGACGGCCTGGTCGTAGTTGATGGTGTTGGCGACCTGGAAGGCGAAGCGGGCGGTGATACGGACCAGGGTCAGGTCCTGCTGGAAGGCGTTGTAGACGATGGCGTTCGTGTTGTCCTGCACGATGCCCTCCTGGCTACGGTCGACGGTGATGTCTCGACGCACGCCAAGAATGCCGTTGGTGAAGTCACCGGCGATGACCTCAGCGGCGCCGGCACCAGTGGGCCACAGACCTCGCATCGGATAGTGGACGTTCTCCTTGACCGAGGCTGCAAACTCGTCGTCGAGGGACTCGCCGAGGGTGGACCGGGCCTGACGGAGCTTGCCCTTGTAGGTGGTGGTCGAGATCAGGCCGTTTACGTCGTAGCCGTCCGCCTCGAGCGTGGCGTAGAGGTCGGACAGATCGCCGTAGATGCCACCGGCGGCGGCGGCGTTCGTGCCGCGGGTCACTGTGTTGCCGGCAGCGGTGGCGGCAGTGACGATGTCGGAGGGCCACGACGCAGGCTTGTTGGTGCCGAAGAAGATCGCGGCATCGAGTGCGCGGCCGATGGCCTGACGGCAGAGCGGGATGACCGAACCCCAGGCGTCGAAGTCCATGTCCTCCAGGACGGAGTCGGGGATGGGGACGATGCAGGCCAGCTCCTCGACGTTCAGGAACTTGTTCGCCCAGTTGACCTCGGTGGTCTGCTTCAGGCCGGTATCGCCGGTCACGAAGTAGGCGGTGGGTAGGGCGGAGAGGACCGGCATGCGGGTCTGCGCCCGGCTCATGGGGATGTGGCGGAACATCGTCATGGCCGCCGAGTCCGACGTGAGGTCGTTGAGGATGGCGTTCGACACCTCCTCAGGCATGAGCGCCTGGGCGTCGGTGCGCGAGGTGATGTTGGTGTATGAGGGCATTGGTGCTCCTTTTGGGTCAGATGGAGCTGGCCGAAAAGGAGCCAGCGGGGATTACAGGCGAATGCCTGGTTCGCCTCTGAGCCAGGCGTTCATGTCCGGGCCTGGTGTCGAGCTTTTCCCGCCGCGGGCGCCACCATCGGCGCCACCGGAGGGGCGGCGGGACTCGCCGCCTTTGGCGAGGTAGGGCTTTTCCTTGATGAGGCGATCGATGGCCTTGGCGATGGCGGCGGAGTCAACCTCGCCGTCTTCGCCGACGGTGAAATCGGCCAGGTCGAGGAAGTGCGAAGCGTCGGCGGGATCGTTGAGCTTGGATGCGGCGACCGCGCGAACTTCGGCCTTGAGAACCCGGGCGTTGGCTTTGGCCAGGGCCTCAGAGCTGCCCTCGGCCTTGGCTTTGGCGATGGCCTTCTCGGTCTCGGACTGCCCGTCCGCCCGCAGCTTGTCCAGCTCGGCCCTTGCGGCCTTCGCTGTCCGTTCAGCGTTGCGGCGGGCGGTGCGCTCATCTGCGAGAGCACGCCTACCGGCGTCACCGAGGTCGACGGTAGACGTGTCGGTGGTGCTGGTGTCGTTGTTCTGGTCGTCAGTAGACG